CAAAGATTTGTAGATAAAGTTACTATGACTTTATATTTAACACCAGGTAGTTCACAAGCAGGAGACTTTATAAATTTCTATTACACAAAAAGAATTGATGACGTAGGAGCTTATACTAATGCAACAGATGTACCTTACAGGTTTGTACCTTGTATGATAATGGGTTTATCTTATTATCTAGCTTTAAAATATGCACCACAGAGAGTACAAGAATTAAAGTTATTATATGAAGATGAATTAAAAAGAGCTGAATCTGAAGATGGTTCTTCTAACTCAACTTACATATCACCTAAAATATATTTTCCAGGAGTTAGTTAATGAGCGGAATAATGGACATGATTGAATTATTTAGAGGAGAAGCTCCTTCAAGATCTGGAATGGCTAAAGGTTTTGGTGAGAGAAGTGGTAAGTTTTTTACACCACAAAAAAGTTTTGCTAGACATATAGCTCAAGGAGGTTCTATGTCACAAGGAAACCTTATCAAAGATTTAAAAGGAACAGTTAAAAGTTTAAAGATACCACTATCAAAATATAAAGAACTGGGTGGAAATAGTTTAGAAGTAATTTTAGATAATGAATCACTTGGTAAAGCAAAAACAAATACCATGCAAACTTTGTTAGCAAGAGCAGGAAGTTTTACACCGTTAGCAATGAAGGGGCTGACATTATTATCTAGTTTACCTGCTGCAACAATAACTATGTTTTTACAATCTACTCCAGCTAATGCAGATGAAGCAAATATGAAATTAGAAGATTTTGCAAAATTAAATGAAGGTAGTACTAACACGGATAAAGCACTGCCTATTGAAATAGGAGATATGTAATGTCTAGTTTTGCACAAGGTAAACATGCTTTAGCGATATCAGATCGTTCTGGTTTGGCTTTTCCATATAATGAAATGGTTAGGGAATGGAATGGTGCGTTGGTACACAACTCAGAGTATGAGCCCAAACAACCACAACTGCAACCTAAACCCACTAATGCAGATCCACAAGCTTTACAAAGAGCAAGACCAGCAAGAACAGAATTTCCTACAGCAGATTTTTTACCTAGTAATCCTTTTAGTACACCAAATCTACTTACTGTCGGAGCAACTTTTGAAGTATCTCAACCTAACAGTGGAATATTGGTTGGGGATTTTGTAAGATTGATGAGTATATCCCAACCTTTGTCAGAAGCAGGATCTGCAGTTGTAATCTCTATTAAAGAAATAGAAATGACTACAACTTTATCGGCAAACATAACTTCTACAGATACTTCAATGGTAGTAGCTGATGCAACTTCATTTTACACTAATGGTGGATACCTAATGATTGAAAAAATTAATAGTGAAACAGGTATGTATCAAAATGAAGTAATTCAATATGCAGCTTATAATTCTGGAACAAAAACTTTATCAGGTTTGATTAGAGGAACTAATGCACCGTTTAGAGGAGAGACTCCTGCTAATACTATTGCAAGTAACCACGATGCGGGAGCAAAAGTTTTTGGGGCAAGAGAGGTTTATTCTTTAAGTACCACAACGTCTCCAAGTGCAGGTCAGCCTTCAACAGTTACTAATCAAAATGGTTATTATTTAAAAGATAATGATGAAGGTTTTAGTTGGGTTGCCAACTTTACAGGTGGTGGTTTACAGTGTACATCTGGCCCAATAAATGATAGAGCTTAATTATGGCATATACATACGCAACACTTACAACAACAATTAGAGATTACACTGAAGTTGATGACTCCGTATTTACTCAGGCAGTAATAGATAATTTTATTATGCAAGCAGAGCATAGAATTAACATAGAGCTTCCTATGGACTCTGATAGATTTGTACAAGAAGGTACATTATCTACAGATAATAATACAATTAATTCTCCGGCCGGTGCATTATTTATTAGAGGTGTTGAAGTATTTAATTCAACAACGGATTCTACAGGTACAGGTACTTGGTTAGAGAAAAAAGATCAAACATATTTATCTGAATATACTGATAGACTAACTGGAACAGAGGGTGATTTAACATCACAAGATGTAACAGGTTTTCCTAAGTATTACGCTATGTTTGGTGGAGCTACAGGTTTAACGGATACCACCTCAGGAGGGTTATATATAGCCCCTACACCTGATGCTGCTTACAAATTTAGAATATATTATAATAAACAAACAACAGGACTATCAGCCACTAATACGACAACATATCTAAGTAATTACTTTCCACAAGGGCTATTGTACGCGTGTTTAGCAGAAGCATTTTCTTTTTTAAAAGGTCCAATGGAGATGTTGACACTGTATGAAAATAAGTATAAAACATCCATACAACAGTTTGCAGGAATGCAAATTGGGAGAAGAAGACGAGACGATTACACTGACGGAACAGTTAGGATACAAGTCAAATCACCTTCACCGTAAATTAACAAGGGGAAAAAATTATGGCAATAACATCAGCAGTATGTAACAGTTTTAAAACAGAAGTTTTACAAGCGTTACATAACTTTACAGCATCATCTGGAAACGCTTTTAAATTAGCTTTATACACAAGTTCAGCTACTATAAATAAAACAACAACAGCTTACTCAACAACAAATGAAATAGCTAATACATCGGGTTCAGCTTATACTGCAGGTGGTATAGCACTTACAAGTGTAACCCCAGCTTTATCAACTGACACCGCGTGTTGTGATTTTGCAAATGTATCTTTTACATCAGCTTCATTTACAGCAAATGGTTGTTTAATATATAACGATACAAATGCTGATAGAGCAGTTTGTGCAATTGCATTTGGTGGAGATAAAACTGTAACAAGTGGAACTTTCACAATCGAATTTCCAGCAGCAGACGCATCAAACGCTATACTTAGAATAGCATAAGGAGTCACTCCTTATGGCTAATACTTGGAATCAATCCGGTACAACCTGGGGATCAAATCAATGGGGCGAACAGGGTCCTACTGTAGTTTCTTTAACAGGTCTACGTACTACTTCAAGTTTAGGTAGTCTAACTTTTACAATAGATGTCAATGTAGGTTTAACAGGACTTTCAACAACATCTTCAGTTGGATCATTGTCTCCAACAACTAGTCTTTCACTAACACCGACAGGACTTTCAACAACTTCTTCAATTGGATCATTATCTCCAACAACCAGTCTTTCACTAACCTTAGCAGGACAATCAACATCTTCAGCTGTAGGATCTATTATTCCTGAAATAGGAGTTCCATTAACCGGGGTTTCTGCTACGTCTACAATAGGTTCTTTAATTGTAGGAATAGGAGTTCCATTAACAGGAGTTTCGTCAACATCATCTGTTGGTTCTGTATCAGTTGAATCAAACGAAGAAGCATTATTAACTGGTCAATCAGCAACTGCTACAGTAGGTAGTACAATTATATTTGCTGGAACTGAATTAACTCCAGCTGGGGTACACGCAGATTCAGCAGTTGGATCATTGTCTCCAACAACTAGTCTTTCACTAACACCGACAGGACTTTCAACAACTTCTTCTGTAGGTTCAATATCACCTGCCGATGTAATGGGTTTAACAGGTCTTTCAACAACATCTTCAATTGGATCATTATCTCCAACAACCAGTCTTTCACTAACCCTAGCAGGACTTTCAGCAACAGCTTCTGTCGGAGCCTTGGTTCTTGAAATAGGAGTTCCATTAACAGGAGTTTCAACAACATCTGCAGTAGGTTCAATTTCTCCTTCAGATGTAATTGGTTTAACAGGAGTTTCAGCAACATCTAGTGTAGGGAACATTATTACACTTGGCTACCAAGATGTTGACATAGTAGGAAATACATCGTATACAGATGTAACACACGTAGCTTAGGAGAACAAAATTATGGCATCAACATTTACAGACCTTGGTTTAGAGCTAATGGCAACTGGTGAAAACGCCGGTACTTGGGGAACAAAAACTAACGCAAATTTAAGTTTAATCGAACAATTAACAGGTGGTGTTTTAAGTTTAGCTGTTGCAGGATCAGGGACTATAGCTTTAACTATTGTAGATGGTGCTTTAACAGGTACTGCTCAACAAAGAGTTATAGAATTAACAGGTGCTCTTACAGGATCAAGAATTTTAACATT